AAGACGCCAAAAAACACAACAGGATATACAACTAAAACAGCATAATTTATGTTTGACTTAAAACTAAATACACAATATAAATAATAACAATTAGGAGAACAAAACTATGGCATCTACTTATACACCTCTCGGCGTTGAACTAATGGCAACCGGCGAAAATGCTGGTACTTGGGGAACAAAAACTAATACAAATTTAAATATTGTAGAACAAATTGTTGGCGGATACACTACACAAGCAGTAACAGATTCTGGAACACCAACAGCTCTTACGGTTTCAGATGGATCAACAGGAGCAACTCTTTCACATAGAGTTATAGAACTTACAGGTTCTATTTCTGGAGCTAGAGTAGTAACAATACCTTTAGATGTTCAAACTTTTTATGTTATTAAAAATTCAACTTCTGGTGCTTACACGGTTCAATTTAAATACGCTAGTGGTTCTGGAGATACTGTAACATGGACTGCTACAGATAAAGGAACTAAAATTATTTATGCAACAGCTAATGATGGAACAAACCCTGACATTGTTGATGTTATGGCTACTTCTTCAGAAATTTCTTTAGCTAACAATAACCCAATAAAATTTAATGATGCTGATAATTCAGCATTTGTAGGTATAGATGCACCGGCAACAGTCAGTGGTTCTTACACATTAACATTACCAGCAGCTGTAGGCTCTGCTTCTCAAGCTTTAGTAACAACAGATGGATCCGGAACTCTTGGGTTTACATCAACATCAACTTTTGGTATAACAACAGGAAAAGCGATTGCAATGGCGATCGTATTCGGATAAAAGGATTAAATTATGGCAAACCCAAATATAGTATCAGTATCAAGTATTAAAGGTGAATCGTTAGGTTACAATTTAACGGCCACTACAACTACAACTTTATTAACTGTATCTGCAGAAAAAGTTCTAAAAGTAAATAGAATTACAGTTGCAAACGTTGATGGTTCAAGTGCTGCTACATTTAATTTATCAATAGTAAAAGCAAACTTTACACCAGACGGTGTTGCAAACTTTGATACATCTGGAACTTTCTTTTTAGCAAAAACTATTTCAGTGCCAGCAGATGCAACTCTAGTCGTTCTGGATACACCAATTTATTTAATGGAAGGTGACGTCTTAAAAGGTGGTGCAAGTGCAGCATCTGATTTAGATTTAGTAATTTCATACGAATCTATAGACGACGCATAGGAGGTAATCGGCTATGGCTAATGGCGGAATTATCGGACCGGTTGTCGAACCAACTCTTTCATCTACTAATGGTGGAGATAAAATTACTTCATTCACAGCATCAGGAACTTTTAAAGTAAGCGGAAACAATGGACCCAAGGCTGTTGACTACTTAGTAGTAGGTGGTGGCGGTGGTGCCCAAGCAGGAAATTTAGCTAACGACAACGTAGTAGGCGCTGGTGGCGGCGGAGGTGGAGGTTATAGAACTTCTTTCCCTGGCGGCAGTGCTTTAACTATCCCAGCAACAACACCTGTTACAGTAGGAGGTGCAGATTCAAATTCTGTATTTGGACCTATTACATCAGCCGGTGGTGGTTATGGTGGTGGTTGTACAACTTCTTCTGGTGGAGCTGCTGGTGAAGCTGGTGGTTCAGGTGGTGGAGCCGGAAAATATTTATATGGTAGTAAACCAGAAACAGCTGGTAATACTCCTCCTACAAGTCCTCCTCAAGGTAATAATGGTGGAGGAACTGATGCAAACGGTGAACCCGGTCCAGGAACTAATTCATTTGCTGCTGGTGGTGGTGGAGCTGGAGCAGTTGGAACAAGTGTTACTTGGGCTCCTGGTAATTCAGTAGCCGGAAACGGTGGAGCTGGTACAGCAAATTCAATTACAGGTGCTTCTGTAACTTATTCAGGTGGTGGCGGTGGAGCTGCTGGTAATTCACAAACAGGACCTTTCTTTTATGGATCTGGTGGATCTGGTGGTGGAGCTAATGGCGGTCCCGTTGGAAATCCTGGAACAGACGGACTTGGTGGTGGAGCTGGTGGTGGAGCTGGAACTACGCCTCCTGCAGGACCCCCTGCTTATGCTAATAAAGTTGGTGGAAGTGGTATTGTAGTTACAAGAGAAACAGATTCAGTTTATGTTAGTTCAGGAGTATGGAGTATGGACGATGTAGTTTTTTATAGAAAAGCACAAACTTGGGCAGATTAAATATGGCAGATTTTTCAGAAATAAGAACAGATAATAATAAAGTTATTAGAGTAGTAAGAATAGCAGACGAAGATGTTGCTGCAAATGGTGGTAACCTATCAGTAGAAGCGGAAACATGGGTTGCAAATAATATACCTAATGATTCTTTTTTAATGGAACAACAAGGATGGAGTGAATATCCAGACACTTATTGGAAACAAACAGCAAAAGATCATAGTTTTAGAAAACAATTTGGAAATAAAGGAAGCACTTATGATAGTTCCAATGATGGTTTTATTCCTAGAAATATTCATGAACTTTCTAATTTTAATACAACAACATGGGAGTGGGAATAATAATGGCACATTTTGCAAAATTAGATGAAAACAATATTGTAACAAACGTCCTTGTTATAGATGATAAAGACGTAGCTAATAACGGTGGAGAGAGATCTACTGAAGCTGAACAATGGGTGTCGGATAATTTTGAGGGAGGTGTTTGGAAACAAACATCCTACAACACAAACATGGGAAAATATTTTGATCCTGAAACAGGATTAGAAGATGAAGATCAGAGCAAAGCTTATAGAAAAAATTACGCAGGAATAGGATATATTTATCACTCGGATATAGATGGATTCAGTCCACCAAAACCTTATGAGTCATGGACTATAAATTCAACAACAGGAAGATGGCAACCCCCTATTGCATTTCCAATTACTACTACTACTGGTGTAACTTTAACAGGACCTTTAGGTGTAAGTTATGAACAACCCTATAATTATGATTGGGATGAGTCAAATCAAAGATGGATTGCTTATACTATAGATGTTAATGGTGTGTTAGAAAATAATTATATATGGAATTCAACAAATTTAGAATGGGAGATTAACAATGGCTAAAGGAAACGGTGGAGTAATAGGTGTTGATAATAGTGTTGTAACAGCTTTAACTACAACTTTTACAAGTCCAGGAACTTTTACATCAAGACCAACAACATCGACAGCGGGAGTTTTAGTAATCGGTGGTGGAGGTGGAGGTGGAAACTCCAATGACAATAAAGGTGGTGGCGGAGGAGCTGGAGGTATAGTTCTTGTACCCGCACCTAATTTTGCTGTTGGTCCTGCAACCCCTGTTGCTGTTACAATTGGTGGCGGAGGAAGTTCTTCTGCGGTTGGAGCAGATACAAGTATTGCACCAGGCACTCCTTTATTTTTAAGAGCTAGAGGTGGTGGTGATGGTGGAAACATACCTAGAGGTGCTGGCGGTCCCGGAGGATCTTCCGGTGGAAGTGCAGGCCCTCAATCAGGTGCTAGTGTAGGACCAGATCCTGCGGCTGGAAGTCAACCAGGTGAACCAGGTGATTCTGGAACATTTGGTCATGGTAATAAAGGTGGTTTTTTACCTTCTGCTTCTCCTCCAGGAAACGTTGGAGGAAATGGCGGAGGTGGCGCTGGAGGCGCTGGAACTTCTGCTGGACCAGGAGGCGGAAACTATGGTGGTGGAAATGGTGGAACTGGTTTAGATGTTAGACCTGTTTTTGGACCTACACAACCTTGGTATATTACACCTTCAAGTCAAGACGGATTTTTTGGTGGTGGAGGCGGTGGTGCACCTTCTCCTCCATACCCACCAAGTGCTAGAGGTGAAGGCGGTGTAGGTGGTGGATCACCTGGACCCGGAGGTGGATCACCAGGAATGAGAAATGCACCAGGAGCTGTTGCAGGATCAGGCGGCGGTGGAGGATCTAATAACCCTTCTGGAAAAGGCGGTGCTGATGGTAGAGTTGCTTTCATAGAACCAGGTGCTGCACCTGGAGTATGGTCTTTACAATCTCAATTTGCATCAGTTAAAGCAGGCGAGTGGCCAAGTTAATCTAGACATATTTTTTCAATAATATATAAAAGTGTCATAAAGACATGAATTTTAAAAATAACTATTGGTATTTTACTAAAGCATTACCAGATCATTTTTGCGATAAACTTATTGAGTTTGGTAAGTCTAAAAAAGAACAGTTAGGTATAACAGGTGGTTTACAAAGAGATGCAAAAAAAAGTAAACATTCACAAGTAATACATAAAGAAGAAGATTTAAAAGAAGAAGAATTATTAAATCTTAAAAAAAGAAGAGATTCAAATATTGTTTGGTTAAGTGAGAAATGGCTTTACAGATATTTACATCATTATGTTAGAGTAGCTAATCATAATTCAGGTTGGAATTTTGAATGGAGTTACTCTGAAGCCGCTCAATTTACAAAGTATAAACTTAATCAATTTTATGATTGGCATTGTGATAGTTGGAAAGAACCTTATGGTGATAAAGAAGGGCCTGACTTAAAAGGTAAAGTAAGAAAACTCTCGATGACTTGTTCTTTATCAGACCCTAAAGATTATAAAGGTGGCGAATTTGAATTTAAATTTAATGATGATGCAAATGGAGATACCTACACTAAAATATGTAAAGAAGTGCAACCAAAAGGGTCTATAGTTATTTTTCCTTCTGATACATACCATAGAGTTAAACCTGTAACGGAAGGGATAAGATATTCATTAGTGTTATGGAGTTGTGGTAATTCTTGGAAATGAATATTTATTTTTTAACAGGAATGCCTAGAGCAGGAAATACTTTGTTTGGTTCTTTAATGAATCAAAATCCAAATATTAAAGTTAGTCCCAATAGTCTTAATGCTTTATTATTAAGAAACATAATAAAAATTAAACATGAGCAACTGTTTAAAAATTTTCCAGATTATAAAGGTATAGATAATGTTGTAGATAATTTTTTTAATAATTATTATAAACACTATAACTGTGAAAACATTTTAGATAGAGCACCTTGGGGTCACCCTGAGTATCATTTGTTTTTACAAGATGTAATTAAAGATAGAAAATATGTTATTTTATACAGACCTTTTTTAGAAGTTCTTTCTTCTTTTGTTATAAAAGATAAACCAGATGATGTAGAAAATTATTGTTATAAAATAATTCAAGGACAACATGCTTCAGTTATTATGGATAATTTAATTTCTATTGAAAATATAATAAAAACAAAACAAAATTATGTTTTAATTAATTATAAAGATTTAGTTAATGAACCAGATGTACAGTTAAAAAAAGTATGTAGTTTTTTAAAAATAGATTTTGTCAAACCTGATTATAACAATATAAAACAATTTAGTATTAATGGAATAACATATGACGATTCTATGTTGTCTGGTGTTTTTCACACACTTGATACAAACGGTATACAGGAAAGTAAAACTGTGGTAGAAGATATTTTACCTGAAAGTATAATAAATAAATTTAAAGATTTTGATGTCAGATTTTAAAATTAAAAAATACACTGTAATTAAAAATGCTATACCTAAAGAATTGGCAGAGTTTGCTTATAATTATTTAATTTTAAAAAGAAAAGTAGCTAGAACTTTATTTGATGACAACTTTATACCACCTTTTGAAACTATGTTAGGTGTTTGGAATGATCCACAAGTATTAGAAACTTATTCTAACTATAGCGATATTTTAATGGAAACTTTATTAGAAAAAGTCAAACCAATTATGGAAGAAAAAACTGGATTAAACTTATGCCCTACTTATTCTTATGCAAGAATTTATAAAAAAAATGATGTCTTAGAAAGACACAAAGATAGGATGTCATGTGAAATATCTACAACAATGAATTTAGGAGGAGATCCTTGGCCAATATTTTTAGAACCAAATAAAAATGTCGGCATACCAGATAAAAATGGTTGCACATTTACAAGTACAAATCCTGGAATAAAAGTAGATTTAAATCCTGGTGACATGTTAGTTTATTCTGGGTGTGTGTTAGAACATTGGCGAGATAAATTTGAAGGACAAAACTGCGCCCAAGTATTTTTACATTATAATAATATTGAAACTCAGGGTGATAAAAATAAATATGATGGACGACCGCATTTAGGACTACCTTCGGATTATAAACGTGGATAATTTTATACATCAGTTTAATATTAATGAAAATATTTGTAGTAAATTAATAGAATACCATAAGGGTAACATTGAATATAAATTTCAAGGGGCTAATTCTAATAAAGTAGTAGATAAAAATATTAAAGACTCTATGGATGTTGCTGTATATCCGAGTAGCAATCATCCTGATGTTGAGTCGTATTTCTTAGAATTAAAAAAAGGATTGAATAGTTTTTTTAAGGTCAATAGTTTTCCAGAACCAAATAATATTCGTCTTTCACTTTTTACACAAGAGGGTTTTAACATACAACATTACCCTGCAGGAGGTGGATATAAAGACTGGCACTTTGAAAGAACAGACATTAAAGGTCATATAATCACAAGAACACTTGTATTTATGACTTATTTAAATGACGTAGAAGATCAAGGAGAAACAGAATTTCATTTTCAAAAAGTTAAAATTAAACCTAAGAAAGGTTTATCTCTTATTTGGCCAGCAGATTTTACATATACTCATAGGGGTATACCTTCCCCAACCCAGGAAAAGTATATTGCAACTGGGTGGTTTAATATGGTATAAGTTTTCTTTAAATTAGGACACATATGCTACAAAAACTAGGTTTTTTACCAGGATTCAATAAACAAGTTACATCTACCGGTGCAGAGTCTCAATGGATAGACGGAGAAAATGTACGTTTTAGATATGGTACACCTGAAAAAATAGGTGGTTGGAATCAATTAGGTGCAGCTAAGTTAACAGGTGCAGCTAGGGGTTTGCATCATTTTGTAAACAAAACATCAACAAAATTTGCAGCCATAGGAACTAATAGAATTTTATATGTATATTCTGGTGGTGTGTTTTATGACATTCACCCTTTAGTTAATCCATCAGGTACAGCTATTACAAGTGCTTTTAGCACCACTAATGGATCACCAACTGTAACCATTACATTTCCAACTCCAACTACTTTTAAACCAGGAGACATAATTTTATTTGGTGATACATCTACATTTAGTGCAATAACTAACTCTAATTTTGGTGCTGCAGATTTTTGTGACAAAAAATTTATGGTAACAAGTGTGCCTTCAACAGACACTATAACTATTACAATGCCCAGCAATGAAACAGGAAGTGGTGCAACAACATCTGGTGGTATAAAATTTTTTCAATATTATCATGTGGGACCAGCAGAACAAATAGGAGCGTTTGGTTGGGGTATTGCATTGTGGGGTGGTAATATATTAGGAGCATTAACTAATACTTTAAACGGAGCTATTAGTGCTACGTCAGGAGGAAACAATGGTTCTGCTACAGAGATTACATTAACCAATGCAACAGGTTTTCCATCTACAGGAACTAACCATGTTCAAATAGGAACAGAAGAAATATCATATACAGGAATTTCTGGAAATAAATTAACAGGCATAGGAAGAGCGGCTAGAGGAACTACAGCTACGACTCATTCTAATGGTGCAACAGTAACTAACTCATCTAGTTTTACAGGATGGGGGTCACCTGCAGCCAACACTGATAAAGTAACAGATCCTGGTTTATGGTCTTTAGACAATTTAGGCTCAACTCTTATAGCATTAATACATAACGGTGAATGTTTTGAATGGGATGGCGATGCAACAAGTGCAACATCAACAAGAGCTACAATTATAACGGGTGCACCAACAGCGTCACGTGATATGTTAGTGTCTACACCTGATCGTCACTTAGTATTTTTTGGAACAGAAACAACTATTGGTGATAAAACAACTCAAGATGATATGTTTATAAGATTTTCGTCTCAGGAAAATATAAATGACTACACACCTACAGCAGAAAATACTGCTGGCACACAAAGACTGGCCGCCGGATCACGGATCATGGGTGGTAAACTAGGTAGAAATGCAATTTACATTTGGACGGATACATCTTTATTTACCATGCGTTTTGTTGGTACTCCTTTTACATTTGCTTTTGAACAAGTTGGTACAAACTGTGGATTAATTGGTATGAATGCAGCTGTAGAAGTTGATGGTGCTGCGTACTGGATGTCTGATAATGGTTTCTTTAGATACACTGGTAAACTAGAATCTATGGACTGTTTAGTTGAAGACTACGTTTACGATGACCTTAACATAACATCTAATCAATTGGTTTATTGTGGTATTAATAATTTATTTGGTGAAATTACATGGTTCTATCCAACAAGTACGTCTAATGTAGTTAACAGAGCAGTTACATATAGTTATTTAGATTCAACATCTAAAAGACCTATATGGTTTACAAATGCAAGTTCGTTGTTTCCAAGAAGCACTTGGGAAGATTCTGCAGTATTTGGTTTACCTCATGGAACAAAATATAATGCAGGTGATGATGCATCTTACGATGTAACTGGTAATACAGATGGTACAACAATTTATTTTGAACATGAAACAGGAGTTAATCAACAAGAAGCAGCAACTACGGCTGTAGCTATTCCAGCAAATATTACATCTGGAGATTATGATATTACACAAAAAGTTATTAGAGGAGCTGCAACTAACTTAGGTGATCTTAGAGGTGATGGAGAAAACATAATGAGAGTTAGTAGAATAATACCAGATTTTATAGCACAACAAGGAAACGCTATTATACAATTAGATTTAAGAAATTATCCAAATGACACTGCAGCCAGTTCATCATTGGGTCCTTTTACAGTATCTTCTACAACAGATAAAGTAGACACAAGGGCTAGAGGTAGAGCTATAGCTCTTACAATATCTAATACAGCAGTAGATACCAGTTGGAAACTAGGTACTTTTAGGTTAGATATACAAACTGGAGGAAGACGATAATGTCAATTACAAGATTACAACAAGCTAGACAGATGTACGCAATGGGCCAAAGAGTTGGAAGAGCTTTTGGTGGTGTTATGGGTATGGATGGCAGACGTCAATACGGTGGTGGTTCTGATGCTGGTAAAGATGGTGGCTATGGTTATCAAGGTGGTGGTACAAACACAGCAGGTGTTGCTGGAACAGGACCAGCAAGTGAAGGTTATGGTGGTGGTAATACTCCTAGTAATGATGGTCCTGATAACAGTCCTCATATTCACACTGGCCCGACTTACTCGCCTCCTACTACAGTTTTAGAAGATGAAGTTGCATTAACTGGATTTGGCACAGTTCCAGATGTTGATTATAGGTATGTAGGTCCAGATTCTCAGTTTGCAAAAAACACATATTTAACAAATAATTTTCCAGACTATTCATTTAACAGTAAAATTCCTAGTATAAATTTTATAGGTAACACGTTAGGTAAATTTGCTTACAATACGAATACAAATTTTTTTAAAAAAAATAATATTGGAGGAAAAATAAATCCTAAAACAGGTGAACCTTTTGGTTATGGAATAGATGGTTACAAAGCTTACATGGAACAAAGATCACTTGGAAATGTTGGAGCTTATGGTGGCACAGAATTAAGTCAAAATGCAATTAATGCGCGTTCTGGACAAGATGGTATTATGGACGTAGCTGTTAATGATACTACTGATGATGGTACTGATGATGGTACTGATGATACTAGTGATACTACAACGGATGTTGATTTTTTTTCAAGATATTTACAAAACCAACCGGAAGATATTAGAAAAGAAATTGAAGCAAGAATGAAAAATTATTACACAGTATAATGGCAAAGATAGTACAATCATTAACTAGAGCAAGCTCAGAGTATGAAGAAGATGTAGCACAGTCTTTAGTTAGAGATTTAGATGCGGTGTTGGAAAAACTTAACACTACATTTCAAGAAGAATTAAAACAGGAGATAGAAGCTAGAAGCTTCTTTTTAGATTAATGGCAGTAGTAAACCAATATAAATTTGTAGGTATAGATAATAATACAACAGGTGGAGCACTTACACCATTAGGGTCTGGTATTCCCGCAGTCAATGAAACTATTGTTATTAAATCTATACTTGTTACATCTGCTGGTACACCTACAGTGACAATTACAAACAACAGTATTACAGCTATTAAATCTGCACAGTTAACAGCAAACACAACAACAGAATTATTAACACAGCCGTTAATAGTAGAAGGTGGTAAAGCTTTTACAGTACAGGCAAGCACGTCAGACTCGTTTGATGTAGCTATTAGTTATTTAAATATTAAAAAAGAGGTAACAACATAATGAAAGTATATGACGCTAAAGTAGAAGAAACCTACAGACACAAAGAAACTGGAGAGGTTTTTAAAACAAGAAAAGACTGGGAAACTAAAGGGTACAAAGCGGAAGAGATGGCGCAAGACGTAAAAGTTATTATGCCTCCTCTTGATTTGTTCTCAAAAACAAAGTAAACTGACAAAACCATGGGAATAGAAGATATACAAATTTCAGAAGAATTAGAAACTAACGCACCATCTATAAAATATAGAGGGGGTGAAGGTCCTAAGTCTCCACAAGAAATAGAGCAAATGATGATGGCTCAACTAGAAGAAGAGTATCTAAAATACGTTGATGAAATGATAGAGATGGGAAGAGAACCTATGTCTATGCAACAATTTATGGAACAAGCAATGGCCGAAGGACAAATGTCAGGTGGCAATCCTTTACCACAAGATCCAACAAAACCAGTTAATCCTTTTCAACCAAAACCTACAGGACCAGTATTACCTGACAGACAAATGGCAGCGTATGGTGGTATTATGGGTATGGATGGTAGACGTCAATATGGTTTAGGAAGTTCACTTAAAAAAAGATTTAGAAAAATTATACCTAACGAAGTAGCAGAGATTGCAGTTAAGGCTGCACCATTCGTTGCACCGTTTAACCCGCTAGCTGCAGGTTTAATGTCAGGTATAGGTAGTTTTGATCAAACAGGTAGAATAGGTTCATCACTTAAATCAGGATTAATGAATTATGGTATGGGTCAATTATCTAGAGGTATTGGTGGTGGTATGGATAACTTACAAGGTATGTCTTTAAAAGTTCCTGGAGGTGGTGAAGGGTTTAAATCTTATTTTAGTAATCCTATTCAAGACACTGGTGGACTAGGAAAATATTTTAAAGAAAATTTTACAGATAAACTTTCTACAAGTGGTGGAAGCATGGTTGAAGGTGTTGATGAAGTAGAATTACAAAAAATAGTTGATGCAGCAGCTGATAAAAATTTATCTACTCCAGAATTAATTTCTAAAAAAGCGCAAGAAGCTTTTATTAAAAATAGTCAACCAAAAAATTTAAACTTTTTACAAAAAGCTTTGGGTTATGCTAAAGAACATCCTTTTAAAACAGGTTTTGCAGGTGCAACGGCAATATCTGCTTTAATGAGTATGGGGCCAGATGAAACTGTAAATGAAATAATGGACCGTGGTGAAGGATTAGATCTTGCTGCTATTAGAAAAGAAGTACAAGAAGCTTTTGCAGACACAACCGGTGAAAAACTATCAGCATTAAGAGTTAAGTATCCTTATCTAGGAAGAATGGATACTAAAGATTTTGCTATGGGTGGTAGAATAGGTAAAGCTGAAGGTGGAATCATGGACCTTGGTGGTATGGAAAAAGATTATAGAGCTGAAGGTGGGTTTGTACCTATCGGAAAAGCAGAAAAAGCAGACGATGTGCCTGCAAGATTAAGTGTAAATGAGTTTGTATTTACCGCAGATGCTGTTAGAAACGCAGGTGGTGGAGATATAGATAGAGGCGCAGAAGTTATGGAGAACATGATGAAAAATTTAGAAGCTGGCGGACAAGTGTCTGAAGAGTCACAAGGTATGGCTGGCGCACAACAGATGTTTGAAACATCAGAACGATTAAGCGAGGTAATATAATGGCTGTACAACAAACACAAGCACTCCCACCACAATACGTAGAAGATCTACAACGAGATTTAGGAACACAGTTAACCGCGTTAACTGCTGCACCATTAGCCACCGATAAATTTGCACCTACAGTTGCTGGTCAAGACCCTGCTCAACAAGCAGCATATCAAATGGCTACAACACAAGGCCAAGGTATTGGTGCGTTTCAACCATATATCACACAAGCAGGAGCATACGACACTGCAGCAGCTGGTTTATCAGGAGCTGGAGCTTACCAACCTTTTATGTCTCCGTATCAACAAGATGTAATTGATGCAACATTAGCAGAATATGATTCACAAGCTGCACAAGGTTTGGCAGGTATAGGTCAACAAGCAGCTATGTCTGGTAATTTAGGCGGAGGTCGTGAAGGTGTTATGAGATCACAATACCAAAACAAATCTGACATGAACAGAGCACTGTTACAATCAGGATTATTACAACAAGGATTTACTCAAGCAAATCAATTAGCTAATCAAGCCTTTGGTCAACAAATGCAATTAGGACAAAACCAACAAGGTCTAGCTCAACAAGTTCCAGGATTATATGGACAAGACATTGGTACTTTAGGATCAGCGGGCGCCGGTCAACAAGCACAACAACAAGCAGTCTTAGATGCTACGAGAGAACGAAACAGACTAAGAGCTTACGAACCATATGAAAGATTAGGTTTCCAACAAACAGGTATAGCAAGTATTGCATCTGGAGCACCGGGACAATATCAATCTATGGTAACACCTAACCCTACGCCGTTGCAGAATGCGTTAGGAATAGCTGGAGTTGCTGGAGGATTAATGGGTAACTACGGTGATTATTTAAGAGGAAAAAACGCTTAATGAATAATAATAACTTATATAAAAGACCTATGTTTAGAAAAGGTGGATCTGCTGAAGGCGGTATCACATCTGGTCTACAAAGCAGACCTGGTTACAAAATAGGTGAAAGAGTTACAGAAGTCATGGATGAAATGAGAACGGTTATGCCTCAAAGAAATACACCTAAACGTAGATTTAATGATTTCTTAATTGACTTTGGTATAGACATTGCAACTAGACCACCTATGGGACCAGGAGTAGGTGGAGCAATAAGCACAGCACTTGCATCAGCTAAAGATCCTTTTGATAAATTTAAACAATCAAGAGCAGGAAGTGAAGGTTTTGAAGACAAGTTAGCTCTTGGTGCATATGATGTAGTCAAAGGTGAGCAAGCTGCTGAAAAAGAATTTGGACAAAAAAAAGAATTAATTGAATTAGAAGCAGAACTTAATCCTAAACTTAAAAAAGTATTTAGAGAAGAGATACCGGAAGTTAGAATAAATAACTATGCAGACTCTTTACAAGAAAGTGATTTTGATTTTATTTCAAATAACTCTATGGAAATTGCAGAAGACATAGTTACGTTTAATGTATTTAAAGAAAAAAATCCTGACTCTGGTCCAGCTAAGAAAAATTTTAGAGGTATACTTCCTTATGAGTATGATAAAAAAGGAAAACCGGTACCTAACTATGAGAGTATTACAGTAGGACAAGTTTTTTATAATCCTGAAGACGGACTATTCTACGAAAGAGTAGCTGAAGAGGGTATAATCGGAACAGATTTTAAAGCACTTGATCCTTTCACATATGAATAGGAGATTAAATGGCGTTAAGATCAGGTATTGGAATCACCGAAGAAACAGAAAAACAAAAAAATAAAACTGTTACAAGAAAAGTACGTGGTAGTGATATCAAAACTACTGAAATTGGTGACACAGAAGTTGGTGGAGTAACATCTGCTGTAGCTGGTGTTGGTTCAGGTATTGTTAAAACTGTAGAAGGAGTCGTGTCTCTTGGAGCAGAGCTCATGGACCTCGGACTTACAGAAAACGCTGCTGACGAAGTAGAATCTTTTTTTGATACAATAAACATTTTTGAAGACACAGCAAACGCTAGAGCGGCTGGTAAAATCACACAAGCATTAGTACAAATAGGTACACCTGCAGCAATAGGTTCTAAGATTGCATTAAAGCTAGCTAACAAAGCATTACAAGCTAAAAAAACTGGTAAGTATGCTAATGTCATGAGTAAGAATGCTCAAAAAGGAATTAAGAAAGCTAAAGAATTAAACAAACTTACAGGTAAAAAAAGATTTGGTGCATTAGTTTTAGGTGGTGCAGCTGGTGAAACATTAGTAGGTGACACTGAAGAGATAGGTTCTTTTGGTGATGTGTTTGAAGCAGGACCAACACAATTAGATAGAGAAGTAAGAGAAGATTCATCAGAAGATGCAGTTAGAAAACTTATGAATAGAACTAAGTTTGCATCAGAGTCTATATTTGTTACACCTTTTGTATATGGTATTGGAACCGGTGCTAAAGCATTAGCTAAAAAAGGAAAAGAATTAGCATATAGTAATTCTAAAATTGCTAGAGGACTGGATAAATTTGGTGCAATCTTTAGACCTAGATCAAGTAAACCTGAAGAAGTATTTTTATCTAAGATGCAAGAAAACGCACGTAAGATGGCAGACACTAATTTTTCTATGGAACAAGTAGCAAGGATAGATAAAATAACTAACAAATATTTTCCAGCTACTAAAAAGTTTTTAGATAAGACAGGTGAGTCTGGAAGAAAAAAGTTTTTAGCTGATCTAGATAAAACTTTATTTAAAGGTGATCTTAACAAAGAAGGTTTAGATAAAACTTTACAAGCATCATTATTAAAACAAATGAAAACAGCTGACGTGCCTGTGCCTGATCAATCTATTATATTTAAAGGATTAAAAGACACACGAAATAAGTTTAAAGAACTATTAGAAATTACAGCTGGTGGACCAGGAGCTAAAGTAGATTTACCTGCAGGTGTTGGAGTGGATCTTAGAGCTTTAATGGGAGATAGAATTAAAAATTACATAGGTAATACTTACGCCATGTTTCAAAACAAAGAGGCAGGTTTGTTTAATCAATTTAAACCAGCTGCAAAAGATAAAGAAATGGTGGCTAATATGTTTATGAGATATGCTGCTAAAAATAAAAATCCTATTAATGACTTTGAAGCAGATCAAATGGTTGATGAATTAATTGCATCTGCCAGAAACATGGATCCTAAAAAAGATACATTACCTACGTTTGCATATCAAAACTTAACTAAAAGTGCAGAAGACGCATATAATATCAAAACGTTTGCACAAACATTAACTAAAGAAACAACTGATGGAGACAAAACATTGAAGGTTATAGGTAAAGGTAGTAAAAATTTTAGAAAATTATTTGGTGAAGTAGAGGATGTAAGACACTCTATTTACGAAGGAGTTAATAGACTGTCTGTAGTTGCTAGAAAAAATCAATTGTTTGATGAAATATTAGATACTGATGAGGCTATGAAAGCTGCAACAAAAGCTGACACTCCTCCTGGTCAAAGAGGGTTTTTTCACTCAACACCACTAGAAGCACGTAGAGCATTTGGTGATATCCCTGGTGATGAGATTGTAAAAATAGATCCTTATGTAAAAGATTATTTTAAAGATGGTGTATTAGTAAATAGATTACAAGGTATGTACACAACACGAGCAATAGCTGACGGTTTTTCTAACGTATCAAAAATACAAGAATTTATGAGAGGTGAAACTGGTGGTGCGCTTGGTAAAACTTTTTCATGGGCATGGCGTAACTTATTGTTAACACCTAAAGCTGGTGCACAGTATGCTAAAACAATTTTATCTATACCAACACACATAAGAAACTTTTTAAGTTCTGGTGCATTTGCATTGGGTAATGGTACATTATTTGAAAATCCTCAATTGATGAAAGAAGCCATGCAAAGAGCAGGAGCAACCATACAAGTTGGAATTAGAAATCCATTGGCTATGGAACGTTACAGAAGATATTTAGAACTTGGTGTAACAAATACAAACACAAGACTTGGTGATCTTAGAAACCTAATGAAAGATATTAGATTTGGTGATGGTAATATTGCAACAGACAGTGTGCTTAGACCTATGTTAAATTCTTTAGGAGTTTTAGGTAAAGGAGTTAAAAAAGGTGCTAAGTTTATGCAAGATGCATATGTAGCTGAAGATGATTTTTGGAAAGTGTTTAATTTTGAAGTAGAGTATGGAAGATTATTTAAATTAAATAAAGATAAACTATTAAAGATGTCTAATGAACAGATGGAAGAAATGGCAGCTAAAATAGTAAGAAATACTGTACCTAACTATGCGTATGTTGGTGAATTTGTAAGAGCTGCACGTATGTCACCGTTTGGTAATTTCATGTCATGGCCGTCAGAAGTTTATAGAACTGGTGTAGGTATTGTACAACAAGCATTAGATGAAATAGCTGATCCTATTACTAAAAGTATTAACCCTGTTACAAGTAAAAATCCTATGAAATCTATAGGAATGAAAAGATTAACTGGAATGACTATGGCAACATTAGCGCTTCCTTATGGCGCTATTAAAGGATCACAAGCAATCTTTGGTGTATCAAACGAAGAAGCGGATGCGGCTAATGATTTTGTAGCACCTTGGGCAAGAGACTCACAAAAAATATACATGAGAGATCCAGAAACAGATGAGTTGTATTATATGGATTACAGTAAGAACAATGTTTACGATACACTATCAAGACCTTTTCAAACATTATTAAACAGTATTCAACAAGGTATAGAAGATGAAGAAGTATTATTAAAAGGATTTACTGAAGGTATTGCAAGAGCAGCAGGGCAAGTAGCAGAACCTTTTGTATCTGAGTCTATGTTTACAGAAGCTTTTATGGATATATGGTCTAGAGGTGGTGTAACAAAAGAAGGTGTAGAATTATATTCTGAACAGACACCTACTTCCGAAAAATATCAAAGAATATTTAAACACCTTGGTGTAACTTTAATGCCTACAACAAAACCTTTTCAAAGATTAGGAAAAGCACTTACTGAAACACCTAGTGAAACAGGTGAGTTTTTTGAAGTCAGTAAAGAAATGGCTGGTATCATGGGATGGAGACCTGTTAAAGTTGAACCAGAAAAAGCCTTGGGTTTTTATATTTATGATTTTCAACGAGGTATATCTAAAGCAAGAAAAGAATTTACTGGTGGACCTGAAGGATTATTAAAAGGTGGACCTAAAACTCCGCAATCAGTTATTGAAAGATATTTTGTAGCTAACAAAGGTATGTTTGAAGTACAAAAAGAAATGTTAAGACATTTTCAAAACGCACAAAAAATTGGTTTATCTAGAAATCAAATTAAAAAATCATTAGAAAAAAGAGGTATACCTGAATCTACTATTGATGATTTATTTAAAGGTAAATTTAAATTCTACTATCCATCAGAAGATATACAGGAAAGATTTAAAGACATTTCAAGAGAAACAGGAACACCAAATCCTTTCTTACAATCTAAAGGAATTATAAATGGTATGAGAAATGCTTTTAAAGGTTTAAGTTTATATAGAGATTTCCCAATAGAGCTTAGTGACTTTATGCCACCAAGTGACGCGTATGATGACCAATCTAAAGCACCTCCATTAGGTAATACACCTATGCCTGCGCAAACTAGCACAAACATAGCACAAAAAAATCCACAAACTAACTTGACACAGACAGAGGAAGCATTACTATCACCAACTGAAAAGGTAATAGCAAGTAGAACATAATGAGTAAAAACGCACTACAAAAAATAGAAGATCATGAGAAGCTTTGCAGAATTATGCAGAAGCAGACGCACGACAAAATTCACAAGATAGAAAATCAAATAAATAGATTAGAAAAAATTGTATTAGTATCAGCTGGCATGTTAATCATGGGTATGGCTAATATGATTTTTATGTTATTATCAAACACTCAATAAAAAATTATGCAGCTATCGCGAAATTTTTCTCTTCAAGAGCTTATTAAATCAGACACGGCCATACGTAAAGGTATTGATAACAATCCTAATGCAGATCAGATTGAAAAGTTAAAAGCATTGTGTGAAAATATATTACAACCCGTTCGGGACCATTTTGGCAGAGTAAAAATTACCAGCGGATACCGTTCACCAGAATTATGTACAGCAATCGGCAGCTCTGTAAATTCACAGCACGCTAAAGCTGAGGCCGCAGACTTCGAATGTGTTGGAGTTGACAATGCTGAACTTGCTGATTGGATTAATAGAGAGCTTTCCTATGATCAATTGATCGTCGAATACTATACGCCAGGCGAACCTAACTCAGGATGGATACATTGTAGTTGGATCGCGGAGCAACCAAGAGCTAGTTTTTTGTGGGCTTACAAATCTGAAGGTAAGACTAAATATAAACCAATACTAGGTAAAGCAAAAGACCTGGTTTAAAAAATTACAGCGCGCGTCGCATGTATATCCTATTAAATCCATGACCTCAATTCTTCTCCTAAAACTTCTGATGCTATATTTATTTTTTTGCGTAGAGCTTGCACGATTTTTTCATCCACTGTATCG